CACCTTCGACGAACTACACAATCGGACAAAAATCATGAAGAAGGAGCAAGAGTTACTCTCGGCCAGTTACGCGGCTCAGCTGCAATTGCTCAGCTCTCAGATAGCGTTATTGCACTCGAACGAAATCAGCAGAGTGGATCTAAACACGATGCTACGACAGTGCGAGTCCTTAAGAATCGATATTCTGGCGAAACTGGCATCGCGTGCTTACTAGATTACGATTTATCTACTTGTAAATTTAATGAAACTGAACCACCCGAGGACTTCGACCCAACAAACAAAACTACTTGGACCTCCTAACCCACCAACTGCTGAGATGGTGAAACGTGCACAATTCGTAGACAAAACTTATGTCTGGAACCACTCTAGTGTTCGACCTAGAAAGCAACGGTCTGCTCCATGATGTTACCTGCATCCATTGCCTTGTTATCTACGAGCAAGAAACTGACACGACGATTGTTTACAACGATCAAGGTGATGCTGAACCCATTACCCGTGGTGTCCAAAGGCTCGAAGATGCTGACATCATTGTGGGGCACAACGTACTCGGTTATGACCTACCTTGCCTCAGTAAAATTTACCCGTGGTTCTCACCAACCGCCCTGGTTGTAGACACCTTGCTTTTGTCACGTCTGTATCACACAGACATGTTGGACATCGACCAACGTTACAAGTTCCCACAAATGCCACCACAATTATGGGGCAGGCATTCACTCGAATCTTACGGTTACAGGTTGGGAGAGTACAAAGGTAGCTTTGGTAAAACTACAGATTGGAAAGAGTGGAGCCAGGAGATGCAAGATTATTGCGTACAGGATGTCAACGTTACTCGCAAACTATGCGACCACTTCAACCAAGCCAAATACCTGATTGGGTCAAACTAGAACATCAGGTTGCACAAATCCTCACCGAACAAGAACTTCATGGATGGTATTTTGATGAACGCGCTGCATGGCAACTGTCATCTGCTTTGCGAACAGAGCTTGAAGAAACTTGTCGAGTATTACAAAACCGGCATCCTTTCTACCCACGATCGGAATTTACTCCTAAAGCAAATAACCGACGCTACGGGTATATTGCCGGAGCAACATTCACCCGCACCACCGAATTCAATCCTGTATCACGTGACCATATAGCGTGGTGCTTACAAGAGCATTATAAATGGAAGCCGACAAAATTTACACCGACAGGCAAAGTTCTGATCGACGAGATCGTACTGAACGAGGTTGCTGCAGGTGGGATTACGATTGCAGAGGACTTTCTAAAGTGTCTAACTATTACAAAGAAATTGGGGATGATCTCGGAAGGCGTGAACGCATGGCTGAAGCTATGTACGACTGCTAGCCGCATACATCACCACTGTTCAGTTGCAACTAATACGCATAGATGTGCTCACCGTAGACCAAATTTAAGTCAAGTACCTTCTGATCATGATTGTAGACAACTCTTTAAAGCATCGCCAGGACAAATCATGGTTGGTGCTGACCTTGCTGGTATTGAACTTAGGATGCTCGCTCATTACCTTGCACGCTATGACGGGGGTCGGTACGCGGATATTCTCCTCAATGGCGACATTCACCAAGTCAATGCCGACAAGATCGGTATTTCCAGGCGGCAAGTAAAGACAATTTCGTATGCCTTTTTGTATGGAAGTGGCAACCTTCGCCTAGGTCATAGCTATGATGCACAGCTATCTGATGATGACGCAAAAGAAAAAGGAGCAGAGATTAGAAAAGCATTTGTAGATGCTATTGATGGTCTTAAAGATTTACTTCGTGACATTAAAAAAGAAAGTCAACGAGGTATAATTAAGTCTATCGACGGGAGACCTATTAAGGTTGAAAGTCAGCACAAAGCATTAAACTACAAACTCCAGTCAGGAGCAGGTGTAGTAGCAAAACGCTGGATGGTATTAGCAAACGAGTCACTTAAAGACATCGATTGTCACCAGCTTGCATTTATCCACGACGAATTACAGTACGAAACCCACCCTAAACATGCAAAGTATCTTTCGCAATGCCTTCTCGAATCCGCAAGACGAGCCGGAGAATACTACAATCTCAGAATACCAATCGCAGCCGAAGCCAAAGAAGGACACAGTTGGGCTGACGTTCACTGACCCTTTTGCCTGGGCTATCGGCATCTTCGAAGGCGAAGGCTGTCTTAGCTACTCTCCACGTAAAGACTATTGGGAAATGTCCGTTGAAATGACTGACATGGATGTTTTGTGGTCTTACTACGAAGCTATCGGATTTGTTGGTAATCTTACCGGATTGAGGAAAAGACCTTCACGTGCTGAAAATCACAAACCATCTGGCAGGTGGCGGACACAAAAAAGAGATTTGATTCGCGACTTGATTATCCGTTTCTACCCTTACATGCATGAACGTCGCCGTGCAAAATGCGACGAATTCTTTTCCTGGTATCACTCTAAAAAATGAAACTGCTCATCGACGCCGACTTCATTGTCTACAAATGCTGTGCTGCAGCAGAGGATGAGATTGATTGGGGTGACGACGTAATCACTGTCATTAGTAAGTTCAGTGAGGCTTACCAAAACGTTGAGCGTGAACTCAGCAAAATCAAAAATGAGTTCATGTGGGACAGTCCTACCCTTGTTCTGTTCTTTAGTGACTCTAAAAATTTTAGGAAAAAAATTTACCCAGATTACAAGGGTCATCGAAACAGAAAGAAGCCCTGTGGTTATCGAAGAGTTATCACAGAGCTGAGTAACAAGTACAAGGTTGTCAGGATTCCAGAGCTGGAAGCTGATGATGCAATGGGTATCTACGCAACGTTTGATCCTGGAAACATTATTGTTAGTCCAGACAAAGACATGCGACAGATTCCTGGTAAGTTGTACAACCTTGAGGAAATGATCGAAGTGACAGAAGAGGAAGGGATGCGTTGGCATCTTATCCAAACTCTTGCTGGTGATCAGACTGATGGTTATGGTGGAGTGCCTGGTATTGGTGTTAAACGTGCCATCGCCTTGTTAGACAAGGATGGTTATACCTGGGACACAGTTGTCAAAGCATTCAAGTCCAAAGAATTGGATGAAGATACTGCTTTGGTCAATGCACGTTTAGCAAAAATTCTTACATGTACTGATTATGATGCACTTGCCAAACGAGTCATACCATGGCTTCCCGCCACCGCCAGTGGTAGAGCTGACGATGGAGCAGGAGTTCAAGCTAAGACAGCTTGAAGATCTTCTTAAAGAAGCTGACAAAGCTGACATTATCACTGTCTACCTAGCACTACAACGGCAGAATTACTGCCTTACAAATACTGTCACCAACCTAGTTAAGAAATGGCCCAACCATCCCCTGCTCACTACACCCGAGGAGCAATAGAAGTTTGGGATTTTATTAGAGACCAAGACCTCAACTATCATCTCGGCAATGCTATTAAATATATTTGCAGAGCCGGTTTCAAAGGTGATAATACCAAGACTCAAGACCTTAAAAAAGCTATCCACTACCTTGAAAATGAACTCCTACATTCATCGCAGCCTGATGACGATGGCAGAACAGTTCCGCTCAGCGTATATGTTGATGACTGGGAGGGACCAAAGAGGCGTTCAGAAAGCTTTGATCGATGAAGAATGGTCAGAGTTCCATGAAGCCTACCACATGAAAGATGATTGTGACCAGCTCAAAGAACTAGCAGACCTTGTCTATGTTTGCTACCAGTTTGCTGCATCACAAGAGTGGGATCTGGACGAAGCCATGCGTCGGGTTCACGAATCTAACATGTCAAAACTCGATGAGTTTGGCAAACCAATTTATCGCCCGGATGGAAAAGTCCTGAAGGGACCTAACTACAAAGAACCACATCTTCTTGATCTGATTATCGAATGACCACCTCACTTATTTCTCGCACCGGACGTGTCCAATCTTGGATGGATGATCCAACGTCCCGCTTGCCGGTTTCGTGCACGGTATTTGTTGTCCAGGATTCTATGGAGGGTCCAGATGGAATCGAAGCAAGCTGGAGATTTGTATCACATGCTCTACGCTTCGGAGCAGGCTGCGCGGTCCACTTGTCGGAACTGCGACCCAGAGGAGCAGAAAATGGTAAAGGGTTGGTTGCATCTGGACCAGTCTCCTTCGCTAAAATCTACTCAACCCTCAACGAAATCCTGAGACGTGGGGGTGTTTACAAGAATGGTGCTGTGGTGTGTCATCTTGACCTTAACCACGCTGATGCACTGGAATTTATTCAAACTCCTAGAACAGAACTTCCTTGGGTCAAACGATGCATCAACATCACTGAAGGTTGGTGGAAGGCGTGCACGTTCAAGGAAGAACTTCTACAATCAATTAAAGCTGGAGACATCTGGCTCAACAAAGTAAAGTATGACAAAGATGGAAACCGGGTCCGAGGGAACGTCTGCTTGGAGGTATACCTGCCCTCACGCGGGACTTGCTTGCTCCAACATATCAATCTCGGTGCCTGTGAGTTCGACGAGATTCCAGGAGCTTTCGTTCAGGGTATGTCGGAGCTGTGTACCCTCCACGCTAAAACTGGCGTTGGCAATAGCGGAGAGTACCTCCCACCAGAAACAGACAGACAAGTCGGACTCGGGATGCTCGGACTGGCAAATCTCCTACGGCGGTACGGAGTAACTTATGAGCAGTTCGGTATCGCTTTGGAACAGCACAATGCAGGAGAAGTGGTACGAACACCAGCCTATGAATTGGTGCATCAGCTCCACATTGGCATTGAGTCTGCCGCAGCAATGGCTAGGTCTCATAATATGGTTCGAGCCTTTGCTATCGCACCCACTGCCTCCTGCAGTTATCGAAGCAAGGATCTGGATGGTTATACTTGCACACCAGAAATCGCTCCGCCTGTCGGGCGTACAGTAGACAGGGATAGTGGCACCTTTGGTGTCCAAACGTATGAATATGGCGATGTAGAAATTGCATCAGAAGTTGGTTGGGCAAACTACAAACGTGTTGCCGATGGCATCATGACCATGCTCGACCGCACGGGACTTCTTCACGGGTATAGCTTCAACAGTTGGAGTGATGTCGTTACATATGACGAAGCCTTTATCGAAGAGTGGTTGAATTCTTCACAGACCTCCCTATACTATTCACTCCAAGTAATGGGGGATACACAGGATAAATCAGATGTTTATGCTGCTTTGGATGATAAAGACATCGAAGAGTATCTTGAAGACCTATTCATGGAGTCAGCAAATGAACCTGAACCACAATGTGACTGCGCAGAATGAACCCGTATCAAAAACTACTCGAACGAAAAAGAACATGGACACCAGTACAGACAACTGCTGGTACAGTCAAAGAAGGGGCACACGATGTGTTGAAACGTGCCCTTGCTTTGCGTCACATGGAACTACCTGTGGGAGAATTTATTAATGAAGCTCTCTCCAGTGAAGTACCAGAGCTGGCGCGTGAACTACTTATGTCCAACGTCAAGGACGAAGAAAAGCATGACCTCGCACTTGGTTTCATTGCCAATGCTCACGGGGTTGATGAGAAAGCTGAGGCTGAAGCCATTCGGCTTCGTGAAGCTTGGACTTCGCATTCTGATCACACGATCACCAAAGCGATGGTTGCCGAACGTGCGATTTTCTTCGTTCTTTTACCACTCTTTCGCGCTACTGGTGACGCTGGGATGAGAACTTGCAGCGCAGATATTTCCAGAGATGAACAAATACATGTGGCTGCCAATAGTTTGGTTCATACTGAGCTGGGGTATAACATCAGTCCTTCTCTTGATAAACTCAGGAAGGCAACTATCAATTGGGTGATGCAACCATTGTCTGCATCTAACCCTGACAAATATTTGAACAAAAAATTTTGGCTGGATTCTAGCGACCGTTTGATGTATGAAGGAAAAGCACCTGAGCTTGCCTTCACCAGATCTAGCAGAGTCCCTGCTTTCTTTGAACATGCAAATTCAGACCTCCCACAGTACGCTTAATATCGGGCTTACTGTGGAGCGCCTTCTAGAAGAACTAGAAGAACGTTTTCCATTAACTAACCCAACCGAAGACGCCACGCATCCACAGATCATGTATCGAGCTGGACAGCGTGACGTTGTCGATTGGATTTACTCACGTCTATCCCAAGAGGAACTTTAAAATGTGTTTTGGTGGCGGAACTAGGGTTGTTGAAAAACCCATGCCTCAACAACAGCCTGCACCTACAGCTACTAAAGCTGCTTTGGGTGAAGAAGCTGGTGTCAAACTCGCTAAAAAAGAACGTAAGGCAAAGGAGCAAAGTGCCCTTGCTGGTATGAAAATCTCTCTTAACACTGGTGGCACTAAAGGTGGAACGCCTGGTGCTACTACTACTCCGTAATTAAATGAACGCACGAAGCAGGTACGATCATCTAACAAGTAACCGTCAACACTTTCTTGACATTGCTGTTGAGTGCTCTGAACTTACGCTTCCTTACCTCATTATCAGGGACGAGATTCGTCCTTCTTACAAGGATCTTAGAACCCCTTGGCAAAGTGTTGGAGCTAAGGCAGTTGTTACCCTTGCATCTAAACTGATGCTGGCACTGCTGCCACCTCAGACATCATTCTTTAAACTACAAATTAAAGATGAACTGCTAGGCACACAACTGCCTGCAGAGATTAGGTCTGAACTTGACCTCAGCTTTGCTAAGATTGAACGCATGGTTATGGATTCGATTGCTTCCTCAAGTGATCGTGTCACAGTGCACCAAGCTATTAAACACCTTGTAGTTGGTGGCAATGCTCTCCTGTATATGGGTAAGGATGGTCTTAAGCACTATCCACTTAACAGGTTTGTTGTTGAACGTGATGGTAACGGTAACGTAATTGAGATCGTTACCAAAGAACTCATTAACAAGCAACTCCTTCCACCAGAGATTGCTGAAATAGCTGAACAAAAAAATAGGAACTCCAATTCATACGGACTTTCTGGTGATGATGTTGAGATCTATACTCACATCAAACTAGACAACAACCGTTGGATGTGGCATCAGGAAGCATTCGACAAACGTATTCCTAAGTCTGAAGGTAAAGCACCGAAAAACGCTAGCCCCTGGTTGGTTCTTCGCTTCAACTCTGTTGACGGAGAGAACTATGGTCGCGGTCGTGTAGAAGAATTCCTTGGTGATTTGAAGTCATTGAATGCACTTGCACAGGCTCTTGTAGAGGGATCTGCAGCCGCTGCAAAAGTGTTGTTCCTTGTCTCGCCATCGTCCATGACCAAGCCGCAGACACTTTCCAAAGCTGGTAACGGAGCTATCGTACAGGGACGACCTGAAGACGTTAGTGTCGTGCAAGTTGGAAAGACTGCTGACTTCCAGACTGCAGCCAACCTTGCGTCACAACTTGAAAAAAGGATTGCTGATGCTTTCCTTGTCATGAATGTACGGCAAGCTGAGCGTGTCACTGCGGAAGAGGTACGCCTCACACAACTAGAACTTGAACAGCAACTCGGTGGATTATTCTCCCTGCTGACTGTTGAGTTCTTGCTGCCGTATCTTAACCGTAAACTACTGGTGCTGCAACGTAACGGACAACTTCCTAAGTATCCGAAGGATCTTGTGAATCCTACAATTGTTGCAGGTATTAATGCACTAGGCCGCGGCCAAGATCGTGAGTCCCTTACTGCATTCATCACTACTATTGCACAGACACTTGGTCCTGAAGCACTGATGAAGTTCATCAACCCTGATGAAGCAATCAAACGTTTGGCTGCTGCACAAGGTATTGATGTCCTGAATCTTGTCAAGAGTGTCGAAGATCGTAATCAGGAACAACAACGACAACTGCAGATGCAACAGCAGATGATGCTGGCACAGCAGATTCCTGACTACCTCAAGGCACCTGCTCTTGATCCAAGTAAGAATCCAAAAGCAGAGGAAGAGATTGAAGCTCTTTCACAAGCTGCTACACAAACACCCATTCCACCACAACAATAATTATGGCAGAAATTCTGACCTATGATCCCAGTAACGACCCACAAGCTGTAGAAGCTAGGGAAGCTGCTGAACAAGAGTCACTCGCTGTAGCTGAGGATCTTGAAGCACAGCAAGAGGAAATGCTTGCTGGTAAATATAAGAATGCACAAGAACTTGAGAAAGCTTACCTGGAGCTGCAGAAGAAACTCGGAGAAGATACTGGCACAGATGAAGATCTAGGTGAAGAGTCTGAGGAGTACGAAGAAACTGAAGACGAATCAGAACCTGATCCACAAGCTGATATTCTTTGGAAAGCTAATGACGAGTTCTATGAGAACGGTGAAATTAGCGAAGAGACTCTTGAAGAATTTAGCAAGATGTCTTCCAAAGAACTTGTTGAAGCTTACATGCGTATTCAACAAGAGAATCCAGACATTGGAAAAGCCAACCAGTCTATTCAACTTGACGAAGCACAAGTCAATCAAGTCAAGAATACTGTTGGCGGAGAAGCAGAGTACCAAAAACTTATGGAATGGGCAGGTGCAAACTTGTCCGAAAATGAAATTCTTGCTTATGACAATGTAATTGAATCTGGAAACTTGCAAGCAATTGGGTTTGCAGTACAAGCACTACAATCGCAGTATCGAGACAACATGGGTTACGAAGGTGAAATGCTGACAGGTAAGTCTGCACGGTCCAATGATACATTCCGCAGTCAAGCTGAGTTGGTTCGCGCCATGAGTGACCCGCGTTATGATCGAGACCCGGCTTACCGCCAAGATGTTATTGACAAACTAGAACGATCTGACTTGGATTTCTAACTATGCCTTACGGTAAAGGAACATACGGTTCAAAGGTTGGCCGTCCTAAAAAAAGCACAACTGCAAAGCGACTGTCGCCTGGTCAAAAAAAGATTGCACGTCAAGCTGGCAATCCTAATAAAATTGATAGTGCAGACTTCAAAAAGCTGCGTAGCCGCAGGGGTATGAAGTAATGGCACATAAAGGTAAAGGCTCTTGCGGAGGCAAGAAAGGTGGCAAAGGCTACAAAAAGTAGTACACGATCAGTCAGTCTAAAGATTGGCACACATAAATCTAGGACTGGTGGCTTGACTGCTGCCGGTCGTCGTAAATACAACAGAGCTACAGGGTCTAACCTCAAGGCACCTCAGCCCCAGGGCGGACCACGCAAACGTTCTTTCTGTGCCCGTATGTCGGGTGTCAAAGGACCAATGAAAGACAGCAAGGGTCGTCCTACACGGAAGGCTCTTGCACTTCGCAAATGGAAATGCTGACTTATGGCTAAACCTGGACTTTACGCTAACATCCATGCTAAGCGGCGTCGTATCGCCGCAGGCAGTGGTGAGAAGATGCGCAAGCCGGGCACCAAAGGTGCACCGACTAAAGCTAACTTCAAACGTGCTGCCAAAACCGCTAAAAAACGCTAACACACTGACATGAAGCTCACTGCTTTCCTCCCCGCAGCACTCATTGCTGTTGCAGCCCCTGCCGCTGCAGGACCCTACTTGAATGTAGAAGCCAACTCAGGTTTCTCTGGTTCTGATTACGGCGGCACTGTCATCGACAACCACGTTGGTTACAAAAAGGACAACTGGTACATCCAGGCTGGACCTGCAATTGTAGCCCCTGATGGTGGCGATGCTGAAGTCGAACTGTCAGGCAAAGTCGGAGGATCGGTAGATCTTTCTGACAGTGTGTCTGCTTATGGTGAGGTATCTTTTATGACCTCAGATGCTGACAACAATTTCGGCACTAAAATCGGACTTGTTTATGAGTTCTGATTAGGCTCAGGCCGTACGTTCATCCCTTATAGGGACGCAGGCAACCTACTCATGGAACGGGGGGTAGGTTTTTTCTGAATTTAATCATGTCTCAAATCGAAGTGCGTCAACGTGTCCGCGAACAGCAAGCACAAAAAAAAGAAGTTGTCTTGAAGTATCGCGGTGTCGCTTACATTGTTAAGCGAGACGTAAAAAACTGAATAAAAAATTTTTCGAGCTTTCCACAATTGTAAAGCCCGAAGGAACGGTTTAAGGAGTGGATGACCGGAAAGCGTCCACGCCTGTGGGGTAGGCACCTCGGAGTAGGACCTGCCCTGCTTTGGCTTTTGGCCCGTACGCGGATACCCATCAGCCGTCTAGACGGTGGGATAGACCACAAATATTACAATTGAATAACTCTGAACGTTCAGAGAGTTAAAGCATTACTCTCTTTTTTATAATGGCACAACAGACTTCTACGCTGACCACGAGCCTTACACGGCCTGGTCAGATTAACTCTACGGGTAACGCCCGTGCCCTGTACCTTAAGTTGTTCAGTGGCGAAATGTTCAAAGGCTTCGAGTATAATGCGATCGCCCGTGATCTCGTTATGAAGCGCACGCTGAAGAACGGCAAGTCTCTTCAGTTCATCTACACCGGCCACACCAAGGCAGAATACCACACCCCTGGTAACGCTATCCTCGGTAACACCGACGGTGCGCCTCCGGTGGCTGAGAAGACCATCACGGTCGACCAGCTCCTCATCAGCTCTGCATTCGTGTACGAACTTGATGAAGTTTTGTCACACTACGATCTGCGTTCTGAGATTAGCCGTAAGATCGGCTATGCTCTGGCTCAGAAGTATGACCGTCTGATCTTCCGCGCCCTGACCCGTGGTGCACGTCAAGCATCCCCGATCAGCAAGACTGGCTTCGTTGAGCCAGGCGGAACTCAAATCCGTGTTGGTTCTACTACTAACGCATCTGACGCTTACAATGCTAACAACCTTGTTGCAGCCTTCTACGACGCTGCTGCAAGCCTCGATGAGAAGGGTGTTAGCTCCGAGGGCCGCGTTGCCGTCCTCAACCCCCGTCAGTACTACGAGCTGATCCAAGCCATCGGTGGCACCGGATCTGGCGCTTACCTTGTCAACCGCGACACCCAGGGTGATGCCCTGCAGTCCGGTCAAGGCATCATGGAGATTGCAGGTATCCGTATCTACAAGTCCATGAACATCCCGTTCTTCTCCAACTATGGTACGAAGTTCGGTACTGGTTCTGCAACCAACCCTGGTGTGACCGATCCCGGTAACACTGGTTCGTTCGTTGGTGAAGGTCTGGAAGATGCCCGTAACTCTGTTACTGGTATCGAAAACGAGTACGGCCAAGCTTCTAACTTCGCTAACTCCTGCGGCCTCATCTTCCAACGCGAAGGTGCTGGTTGCGTCGAAAGCATCGGTCCTCAGGTCCAAGTGACCAGTGGAGATGTCTCCGTGGTTTACCAGGGTGACGTGATGCTGGGTCGTCTCGCCATGGGCGCAGACTACCTGAATCCCGCTGCCTGCGTGGAGCTGTTCGCTGGAACCGCTACCAAGCCTGCTGCATTCTGATTCGTATTTTTGTACACAGGGATCCTTCGGGGTCCCTTTTTTTTTATTTGTTGTTATGCCTGTCTACGCTGCGTCCACCGAACTGGATGCTGTTAATGAAATACTTACCTCTGTGGGACAGGCTGCTGTCACCACACTGGATCTTCAAAATCCTGAAGTGTCAGTTGTCTTGACAACACTGAGGGAACAAAACAAAATTGTACAAGCACAAGGTTGGACGTTTAATACAGAACGTCACTACACATTGAAACCTGACGCAACGACAAAGGAAATTGCATATCCAACTAATGCCCTAGCTTTGGACGCCAACCGTGATGACCATCACAGCGACATGGATCTTATCCGTCGTAACGGCAAGCTTTACGATCGATACAACCATAAATTTACATTTGAAAGTGATGTCTCTGCTGACGTAACTTGGTTGTTTGAATATGCTGATGTCCCTCCAGCAATTCAATACTACATCACAGCTCGTGCTGCACGTGTATGTTGTATTAAAATGGTAGGTGACGCTACTCTCAACAAACTTCTAGAAGAGCAAGAAACTAATGCTAAGTCAGGAGCGTTGGAGTACGAATCACAGCAAGGTGATTACACCATGTTTGGATTCAAAGATGGACAAGATTATTACAATAGCTATCAACCGTTCACTGCATTGATTAGATGACAACAGTAAGCCAGCGTGTACCATCGCTTCTACTTGGTATTTCACAACAGCCAGATCATAAAAAAATTCCAGGACAGGTAGTAAATGCGCTGAATGCTTATCCTGATTTTGTCAACGGTCTTGTAAAACGTCCAGGTGCTGAATTCTTTGGGGAATTAGTCAAACCGGGTACTGATCCTGACAAGTCTTTTTGGACAAATATTGTACGGGATGAAACTGAAAAATACCTTGTACAATATGACATTGCGTCAGAACAGTTCAAGGTTTACAAACACCCTGTCCCCCGTGTTGTAGAAACTGTTTTCGACACACCACCATTGCTTGAGCAAAAAGGTGTTCTGCACAAAACCTCTAGCACAACTTATACCACTAGCTACGACTCTACTGCCGATACTTATAATACTGCACTGCAAGACAGACAATCAAAACTAACAACTTTGAATCAAAAGCAGTATGAATATAAACAGGCATTAGACGGTCAAAATCCTACAGTCGAATCTAAATTCGAACTGAAGGAAACTTATAACAACCAAGGGGAAATTGTTCAAAGAGTCAATTCAGGAATTGTCCTTAACACGTCTGGTGTTTATACTGTCACACTAAATGGTAGTGTTATCAGTGCAAGTACCACTTTGCCTACAGGTTACGCACAAGGTAACGAACGTACTGATGAACACCCATTGTTGACACGGAATGGGGAAAGGATCTTTGAAGTTGACCAAACCATTGCTGCAACACACAATGCAACGCAACTAGCTACAGCTTTATCTGCAATGAATGCTGCTGATACAGCTCTTAACACAGCAGATAGCACACTTGCTACAGCACGGACAAACCTTGAGACAGCTATTACAAATAACAATAGCCTTTGCCCTTCTGGTAGTTACTTAGACAACATTACAGACCCATCTCAGATTGCGGTGCTAAACGTTATTGACAAAACATTTGTTGTTAATAAAAGTATTATTCCACAAATGTCGTCAACCCTAACTGCAGGTAACATCAACGAAGCGTTTATAGTTATTAGTATTGTACAGGCTGGGTCAACTTATACTGTGCAATTGGTTTGGAGGAATACGTCTAACACTGTTGTTGGTTTTGACTATACTGTAACAGCTAGTTCCACAAACCCCAGCGCAGCAACTATTGTCACAGATCTAGCTAATATTATCAACAATGGTTCAGGTGTAGCTCCTGGCACCAACACAAACGGTAGTGGTGGTGAACTTGCACATGAAATTGTTGCTACTGTAGTTGGCAATGGAATCCACCTAGTCAGAGGTTCTGGCGGTAACTACAGTGGTCCGTTCGACATTGAGACACGTGGTTCTGCACACCAAGATGGTATTTACGGATTTACACACGAACTCACAAATTCATCAAAACTACCTATTCAATGTGTAGACGGTTACCGGGTAAAGATCACTAACTCAGATGACACAGATGCTGATGACTACTATGTAAAATTTGTAGCCTCTAGCACAGTCTTAGGTTACGGTGCAGGTAGTTGGGAAGAAACTGTTGCACCTGGAATTAAGTACAAGTTTGATCCTGAAACAATGCCACACCTTTTAACAAGGGACGCTAATGGGCATTTCACGTTCGAACCTGCTACTTATGAAGAAAGGATTGTTGGTGATAACGACACAAATCCTATACCTTCTTTTATCGGCAAGTTAATTAATGGTGTTTTTGTTTACAGAAATAGGTTAGGTTTCCTTGCTGGTGATTCTATTGTCATGAGTAGGGCTGACGATTTCTTTAATTTCTGGAATAAAACAGCTCTTACTTCATCTGATGACGATCCAATTGACGTTGATTGCACGTCAACTAAACCCCAAACTTTGAGGTATGTTGTACCGCAATCTACAGGACTTGTAGTTTTTGGTCAGAATGAACAGTTCCTTTTGTCTACTTCTTCAGATATTCTTTCTCCTAAAACTGCAAAGGTTAATAGGCTTTCTACCTTTGATACATCTGAAAATGTAGCACCTGTTAATACTGGCATCGCTATTGGATTTGTAAACACTACTTCTAATAACACAAGACATTTTGAGATCTTTGATGTCAGCAGTGACACCACACCCAAAGCTGCAGAAACAAGTCTTCCAGTCAGTGACCTAATTCCTGATAATATTGATCTCTATGATGTAGATCCAAACCTATCAGTATTTAGTCTTACAACTAAAAACAAAAAAGAACTGTTTATTTATAGGTATCTACAGCAAGGTGAACGGCGTGTTATAGAGGGATGGTTTAAATGGGAGTCTGATCAAGAAATACAATACCAGTATTTTGATAAAGGTTGTCTGTATGTTGTTACACAAGAACAAGGTTATGATAGGTTGTATCTATCGAGAATTGCCTTACAGCAACACTCTAATCAGGGTGTTGTAAGGTCAGCTACATACATACCTTTTGGAGCTGGTTCTGGTGAAGTGTTTGTTGACACAACACCTTACAGAAACAAAAACTCTGATGTCCATTTAGACAGATTCATTCAGGGAACCCGTAAAACTTATAATTCAACAACAGACCAAACAACAGTACAAGCTCCATACTTGGGCTTCGATACAGTTTTGGCTTTTACTGATTTCAAATTAGACTCCAATAACAATATTATTGACCTACAACCTAAAGTCAAACTGTTTGAACAATCGTCTACTAACTCGTCTGGTAACCAAATTTCTACAGTTGTTTTGCAAGGTGACTTGCGAGATGCTTTGATCTTTGTAGGTAAGAGTTACAGGATGGAAGTAACTTTACCTAGCCCCTACGTTACTGGTAGATCTGGAGACTCGTTTGTTACTGACACATCAGCTAATTTGATTATTCATAGGATCAAAGTACAAGCTGGTTTTGGAGGTCAACTAGAATATCGATTAGCCGTGTTGGGTAAAGAAACCAACAATAACACTGCATCTACTATCTTCCCACCTTATTACAACGCTGATACATTGCCAGTTGCTATCGATTTACAACACACTATTCATATTCACCAAAGAAACACTGATTTTGAGTTGACTTTATTTGGAGACACACCCTATCCAACAACACTTTCGAGTTATGACTGGGAAGGTAGATACACCACTAACTTCTACAAACGTCAACCTTATTAAACAAGCTTCTATTGATGATGTTGTTAAGGTTGTAGATACACTACTACCATCAGACCGCACTGAGATCGTAGATGGAACAGGTCTTAATCCTGTTCTGTCTATGGTCAACAGTGTCTATTTCAGTAACTCTGTAATCTTTTACGTGCCAGACGGTACGTGTGCAGGGATGGCTGGAGTGTCTGATGATGGTTGCGTATGGATGCACTGCACAGATGCAGTAAGACGTTACCCCATACTATTCTGTAAAGAAGCACGTAAATGGATTAATTCATTACCGCATCGTTTGCTTTACAACAAAGCAGATATACGCAATACGTTGCATTTAAAACTATTAAAAAAATTAGGGTTTAAGTTCTTAAGACTTGTCCCCTATGGTCCTAACAACATTTACTTCGTAGAGTTTGTAAAACTATGTTCTTTGCACTAGCTGGCCTTGCCCTAAACGGAATTGTTGCAGGGTTGCAGGCACAACAGCAAAATGAGCAGGCGTATCAACAAGCAAAACTTGACGCAAAGAGAGCTTGGCGTCAGGCTTATATCAACCGTGATGCAGCTCGTGATTCCTACACAACTGTTCAATCAAGACTAAATCAAGAAATTAAGCAGGCACTCTACAAAAGAGAAGCCATGCTTATTAAGCTCACAAAAGCAAGAGGCACTTATGCAGCAGCAGAAGGTCGAACTGGTAAGAGTTTCCGGCGGTTAGCTGCAGTAGAGACATTCGGAGCCTGGGGTCGTGACTCTGCACGACTGTCAGAACAGATGACAGATCTTTCGGCAAGTAGGCAAGCAGAGATGAATCGGGTATCACGTCAGCAATATGAAGCTGATGTTAATGCGTCCGCTATGGTTCGTCCCCCTGCATACACTAATCCTGGTCTTGCAATCCTTGGTTCTGTTGCAGGAGGATTGTCAGGTCTTGCTGCTATGAGAGCACCTAACCCCATGGGTGGTGGAGGTCCAACACCTGCTCCAACCAGTCAAGGCATTCAAATCCCGACACCTTTAACAAGTGGAGTGAGTTTCTTCTAAATTAATAGACAACAAAAATGACCACACCATACGAAGAGTCAGTATCCTACAACCCTACACAACAAACTATAGGGTTTTCACCCATCCAAGCACAGCGAGAGTTCGTAGCAGAAGATAAGTCAATGGAGCAACTGGCACAGTTTTCCAGGACTCTTGGCGAAGAACTATTCAAATATCAACAACAAGTTAATAAAGACCAGATGATGGAGGGATACAATCTTGCTTTTCAGCAAGAAAACTCTCCAGAGGTATCGAACGAAATTCAGCAGGCAGGACGGCAACTGAAGGCAGACGAAAAAGACGCACATGCAGTCGCTTATGACATCAATAGGTCTGGTGAGTCTGGTGAAGTCTCTTTAGCTGTCCAGAACATGTCTGGATGGAAGCGTTACGGATATGTTAAAGGTAAGGCAGAACTTGCTGGTCAACAGTATGCAGGATGGTTGGCAGACACCTTTACTAAAGACGAAAAGACTTTTTATCATCCTGAAACAGGAGAACAATTTAAACTTAGTGACACACGTACTGACCCTGCTTTAAGAGCCTTTGCTTTAGCACAGCTCCGTAGCGACTTCATTGATCAACAGGGACTTACTGGTATTAAACCTGCTTTTCTCAATGAGTTTGCTGGTAAAGATATTAGGACAGCAGAAAGCAATTCGGTTGAAGAAGCTAGAAATGCCTTTTTAGTTGGTGAAGGTCAAAAGCTTTATAACGAGACTGTCAACGAATTTATCGCTGGTAGAGATCTAAATCTTTATTTTGCTAAGATTGTCAATTCACGCAAATCAAATGGAGAACTTTACACTTTTGGTGAAGCTTGGCAAGAGTTAAAAAGAGTTCTAGTCACTCAAGAACTTTCAGGGAAAGGTGTTGATTTAGAAGAGCTAATGGATCAGCCGATTGACAATGATCCAAAAGGCAGGACGTTTGGTGACTTGTACGGAAAAAGTCAATTTGATGAAATACGTGTAGAAATTAAAAACGCAACTATCGACTTTATGCGTCAAGAAGATGCTTTAGAGGAAGAACAGGCCGATGACGCTGTAGAAGAATATTTGCAAAGAGCGGAAGAAAATCAAGATTTACTTTCACCTACTGCTATTTTTTCAGTCAAAGCACAGCTCGTAAGTGCATTTGGTCAAAACGCATCTAGTGCCATCACTAAACTGAACTCTATGGCTAAGGTGCTTTATGATGACAAAAGAAATATTGCCCCACTAAGAGCAGCTTTACAGGACAAAGAGGCAAGGGGAGAACTTAGACCTGAAGATCTCGAAGATGTTCCGGCAGACTTGTACAGGGAGTTTATCGGAAGAGCACAAACACAAGCAAAACAAGTTGCTCCGAACTTTGAAGACGATGAACAGGCAATTGAAGATGTTATTAAAACTGTAACGGAGTTAACTCCAGAAAAAATACGGAGCAGAGAAGCAAGTTACATGAGGGGAGATCTTGTAAGAGAATACCAACTTGCAAGACAATCTTACATCGATAGTGGTAAATTTTCACCGGCAGAAGCCTCTCGTAGAGCTTCATTTGAAGTAACTGAAAAAGTAAAAAAAGGGGTAAAAGATCCGAATAGTAAATACTATTTGAATGATGCAGGCGTATTTGAAAACTATATCAAAATGACAATTCCTATTGATGAAAGACAATCATCAAGGAATTTTACCGAACGCGTAAACACAAGGCGTAGTATTGTAAGCAGCCTTAGAGGAAAAGCTTTTGATGAGCCAAACCTTTTTTTCAATGAACGAGACATCGAAGAGTTGAAGACTGCCCTTTCCAAAGATCCACTGCTTCTGAAATCACCTTTATCTGAATCATTAGCAGATAAGGTTGGTATAGCACGGGCTATCTCTAGAGAAACAGGTGTTCCACTTCTCTCGATTATTACTAGACAAAATGACGTTTTGGACTTACCAGCATTGCCGGAGTACGCTAACTACAGCAAAGCCTATGAAGCTATAGGCGGTGAAGCTAAATCTTTAATGCAAAACATTTTAGATGGCAGCCTTACTACTAACCAAAGACGGCGTATTGAAGGTACTTGGAAAACTCCTATATCTGAAAGTGAGCAGACAAGTAATCTTAAAGAAAGAATCAGGCAACTTGAGTCTGGCAGTAACTACAATACTCTTTTTAAAGGTTATTTAGAAGGTTTTTCACGGGCTGGTGAAGACATTACAAACATGACAATCAACCAAGTTGTCAAATATCAAAAGGACTACCTTGCTCATCAAGCGGCATTAGGAGTACCTTCAAACCGTAGAAGTGCTGCTATTGGTGCATACCAAATGTTGTTTCCAGATGTAGCCGCTAAAGCATTAGGAATTAGTTTGAGCACAAAATTCACGCCAGCTATACAAGACCGACTTGCTGATTATTATTTAGACATTGCAGGTAGACAACAGTACCTTAATGGTACAATTTCTGCTGTTGAATATAACAACGGTATTGCCCGTCAGTTTGCTTCTGTAAAAGCTAGCAATGGTATGGGTCAATACGACACTGATGGTCTTAACAAAGCTTATGGCAGTGTAGATGATCTTATCCAATGATTAACAAACAAAGTATCAATGAGGCTTCCCTAGATGCAAGATAAAGTGAATGAAGAATTTAGAGAACCTGAGATTGTCATTCCACAGGAAGCCCTTGATAATGTGCAAGCGGCTTTGGAGGCATCACAAGAATCTCTAGAAGCAACACGACAATTTGATCTCCCAGGCACGTTCGGTGAAGAGCAGCCAGAAGGTGGTGAAACTCTCAGGGATCTCCCAGAAACAGTTGAGTCTACTCCTGTCGCTATCGAAGCAGATGTTGAGCCAGTTATGGAAGCAGACCCTGCACCTACCGATCAACCTGAAAAGACAACTGAAGATAAAGACAGTCAGTATAGACAAGAGGGGCCTACACCTTTATTTGCAAATAGAGCCCCTGTAGTCAGAAACGTACTAGATGTCTTGTCAGCACCTGGAGAGGGTCTGAATGATTTCATCACAGACCATCTAAATATGATTCCTGGTGTAAACATCAAAAAGCGTTCTAAGTACCGTAATGAAGTAATTCAAAGTGCACGGGAACTTATGTCTTTCTTGGTGCCTTCACTGTTACTGGCAAGTCCAACAAAAGCAGCAGCCAGCGGACTAAAAAGGTTTTTGCCTGCTGCAGCAAAAGACAGTAGGATTGTCAAAATGGTAGGCGAAACCAGCCTAGCAGCAGGTGTCGGAGCATATATTGACTCTGCAAACAAACTCAGTGAGACTGACGAAAATTGGGCTGGTGCACTCAAAGAAGCGTTTCCAACTGGTATTGGTCAGTATATCCCTGACGATTTAGCAACATTAGATAGCGATTCTCCTGACACAAAAAAAATTAAAAACGTTGTCGCTGGAGGTTTGCTTGGCATATTCGGTGATCTTGCTATAGGTGGTGCTTCTTTGTTAAGGGCACAAATGCAAACCGCTAAGCTTGGTAAATTTATCCCTAAAACAAGTTCTGCTGAAGAGTATTTTAAAAAACTGAAGCTTAACAAAACGGCTGATGAAAGTGTAGAAAATGCCGTTAAAACGGCTGCACAAGAGCGTGACGACGCTTTAGAGGAACTTGGTCAATACTACAGAGAAACAGATGTTGAGGATGTTCCTAGGGTAGGTAAGGATGACGCCTTTGATATTGATGAAGAGGGTGTCCGTGCCGAAGATAATGGTGGTGTTATTGGCGCTTCTGTAGATGCAGCACGCATCCAAGGCAACAAAAAAACCATTAACGGTAGGGTTGGAAGTATGGCTTCTGATGCTGCAATTAAAAAAGGACTAGCACCTGACAATCTTAAGTCTAGAAATTTCATCCAACGGCTTGTAGCAAATCTCAAAAAAGCTGGTAACTTCGACTACGAAGGTGATGGATTTAAAGTGACTGCTGCAGAACGTGATGCTGCTGCGGAAGTTCTGTCTGAACAGATGATGGATCCACGCATGGATCGTGGTGAGCTTAAAAAACTCCTCAACAATTTTAAAGATGAAGTTCAAACTCTAAAAGGTACTATTCGACCTATTTCACAAGTTGGTTATGAAGCTGTCTTCAAATCAATCAAGAAATATATGGACGAATATATGAACATGGATACCATCAAAGCACAAGCTTACCTTACACACTCTTTGGCTGGTCAGGTTGCTGACATGTCAGAAGGTGCACGTTTGCTAGATGGAACTGATGGTGTAAAGCGTGCTCAAGAAATGATCCTAGATCGCTTGGAATATTTGCTTGTCGAAAAGGGTATTGCTTCTTACAATCGTGGTGCTGGTCTAGCTAACATTAAGTTGTGGGAAAGATATAGGATAGCTAAAGATCCAGAAAAGATGCTGGAGATTTCAGAGAATGCCAGAGCACGCACGCAAGATGCACTTGCTGACATCATTCCAAGAGCAAAAACCACTGTAAACGAACTGCGTACAATGGCGGCAGAACGTGAAGACTTTTTGCGTCCTTTGCAACTAGCATGGGAGTTTACTGACGGTAACGTCGATACTCTTGATAAGCTGATGAAGTTTGTCACCAGCAGCATGAGTGACATGCGAAAGGCATTTATAGATGATAATCCAGAAATTCCTAACGTTCTTGTTCGTGGTTTTTACTCTAACATCTATAACTCCGTTCTGACTTCTGTGTCTACGCCTGCAAAGGCTGTGATGGGTAACTCAGTTCTTATGCTGACTAAACCAATCAGTATTTTTGCTGGCGCTGCATTGCGTGGAGATTTGAAGACTATGCGCAGAGCGTGGTATCAATATTCAGCAGTGTTTGACACTCTGTCAAAAGGTTCTAGTCATTTGGCAAAAGTTTTTAGAAAGGCTTCTGCCGATCCGACTTCTGTTAGCTACATTATGCGCAGAGACCTTGTAGAAGAAAATGAAGGTCAGATGGATGTGCTGTTTGCCTTTGCTAACGCTGCCGCGAAAGAAGGCAATTTGGGTCCACGGGTTTTGTTTGAGCAAGCCCAAGCAATGCAGGATCTCTCTAACAATCCGATGCTTAGGTTTGGTGCTAATGCCATGACCGCAATGGATGGATTTACCAGAGCTGTCGAAGCAAACATTCAAGCAAGAGGCCGAGCCTGGGATAAATTTATTGACGGTGGTGTTGAACTGAACGAACAAACTTACAAACAAGCTTCTGACGAAATCTATTCGTCTATGTTCGATTCTAGTGGCATGATCACGGACGAGGCTGTTGATTATGCTAGTAGGGAGATGGCACTTAACCTTGACAGCCCTGGTGCTGATGCTCTTGGTGAACTCATCAACAGATTCCCTGCAATCAAACCCTTTATGCTGTTTCCACGTACATCAGCAAACGTTGTGGGTATAGCTGATACATTTTCTCCCTGGTCAGTTTTCCAGCAAGACATCAATAAACTAGCAAGTAAATCTCCAAAAGATTTTACAACCACAGAGGTTGTAGATATTTTGAAGGCTAGGGGACTGCCTATCGACGAAAACATTGAGCAAACTTTTGCTACCCTTCAAGCCGAAATGCGGGGTAGGAAGGCGATTGGTCTTGTGACTATGACGCTTGCAACAGGTCTGTTTATGAATGACCGACTGCACGGCAATGGTCACTTCGACAAAGAACGCCAAAAAATGCGTAGGGAAGTAGGCTGGCAGCCACGCAGTATTAAAGGTCTTGATGGAAACTGGTACACTTATGATGGTTTAGGTCCTTTGTCTGATTATCTTGCTTTGACGGCAGATGTTATGGACAACTTTGATGTCTTAGAGCCATTAGAAATGGACAGCTTCAGAGAAAGGTTGATGCACATTCTTGGTGCAAGTCTTGTAAATAAATCTATGCTTGCATCTCTTGGTCCTATGCTCGAAATCTTTGAGGGCAGTGGGGCTGCAATGAATAGGTTTGCCGCTTCTACTGCAAGTAGTCTGCTGCCTTTGAGTGGTGCTAGGGCTGAATTTAGTAGGATTATCTCCCCTCAACTTCGTGAATTTGAAGAAGATTTCATGAGCCACCTTCGTAACCGAAATCGTTTTCTTGACGAGTTAGGTGTGCCTGGTGCATTGCCTGGTAAGTACGATTGGATTGACGGCAAACCTGTCCGTTACGCTGACGATTTCTTCACACGTATTTGGAATGCTACTGCTCCATTCAAAAAAGCAGATGGCATTTCACCTGAACGTCAATACCTCATTGACATCGAATACGATGCACGTCCTATATTTACCAGCACAAGTGCAGGTGTCAAATACACTGCAGCTCAACGATCAGAGCTGCTAAGTCTTATTGGTCAGCAAGGTTACTTCCGAAATGAGATTAAAAAGATTATGAATCGGATGCCTGCTGATAAATGGAAAGCAGCTTACAGAAAGTCACAAGCTGCAAACCCTGGTGAAACTAAAGCTGAAAAATTCGGCAACCTATACAACAACATTGACAAAATTCTCCGTAAGGCTAAAAAGAATGCTGAAAGAGAAATGTCACAAAGAGCGGATGTTGAAGCTGCAGTCACCCAACGTAAAATTAACATCCGAGAACAAGAACGTTACAACATTCCACCTTTTCAACTCGAAAACAAATAGCGAGTAATTAGCGAATGGCTACTACACAATCTACATACACAGGAAACGGCTCAACCGTTTTATACTCATTTACTTTCCCATATCTTGATCAATCTCACGTCAAAGTCACCCTGGATGAGGTTGCTACAACTGCATTTACTTTTGCCAACGCTACACAGATTCAATTCACCACCGCCCCCGCTTCAGGTGTAGACATCAGAATTTTCAGAGAAACGGATGTAGATTCTGCAGAGGCTACCTACTTTGCAGGATCTTCGATCCGCCATGATGCTTTGAACGATAACCAACTCCAAGCACTTTATAGTGCTCAGGAGATGGAAAACAATAAGTGGGGCAAAAACAGCGAAACCATTGACAGTGGTGAAACGTGGAGTTCTTCTGACACTAAGATTGCAACAACTGCTGCTGTACAAAACCAAACTTCAACGCAGATTGCAAATGCACTTACGGGTGACGTTGTTGCTGGTAACGCAATCACTGTTACTGATAATTCACCCTCTACAGGTAAGATTACTGTTGCTGTTACTAACAACTCTATTGACACTGCAGAACTTGTCGACGCAGGTGTGACAACAGCGAAGATTGCTGATGACGCAGTTACTGCAGCTAAACTTGCTGACACTGCTGTAACTGCAGGAACCTATAGTGCTGCAGACATTACTGTTGATGCACAAGGCAGAATTACTTCAGCATCTAGTGGTGCCATTGGTACTTCTGAAATTACTAATGGTGCCGTTACGGAAGCTAAACTTGCTTCCAACTCAGTTACTTCATCAAAGATTGTTGATGGTACTATTGTAAACGCTGACATTAGCTCTTCTGCTGCAATTGATGGTAGTAAGTTAGATGTCGAACTTAATGACCTGTCTAACGTTTCTGTTGCTAGCCCAAGCACTAACGAACTTTTGAAATGGAACGGTAGTGCCTGGGTCCCTGGTACTGTCAGTGGTGCTGGTACTGTCACAAACATTGCTACTGGCACTGGCCTTACTGGCGGTCCAATCACTGGTAGTGGCACAATTTCTGTTGCAACAGGTGGTATTGACACTACTCAACTGGCAACCGGTAGTGTTACCACCGTTAAACTAGCAAACGATAGTGTTACTGGCGATAAACTTGCGAACGACATTACAATTGCCAACGACCTAACAGTTACCAACAATCTTACAGTTAACGGCACAACAACTACTATCAACAGCACAACGCTGCAGGTCGATGATAAAAACATCGAACTCGGCACTGTTGCAACACCAACTGATACAACTGCTAATGGTGGTGGCATCACGCTAAAAGGTGCAACTGATAAGACGATCAACTGGGTGCAGAGCACCGGTTGCTGGACATTTAATCAGCCGACTAATTTCAATGATCACGTTCGTATAGATTCCAGCGGCAACGTTGGTATTGGCACTACGAGCCCAGACACCAAATTAAACATTGTTCAGAGTTCTACAGGGCGTGCTTGGTCCGCTACTGCAGGACAAGGAGACTTAATTGTTGAACGCAATGGAAATGCTGGCTTGTCGATTGTTGCGTCCAATGCTTCTGCTTCTTCGCTTAACTTTGGTGACACAGACGACGAGAACGCAGGCTTTATAACCTATTACCACAATGATGATGCGCTCGCTTTCCGCACCGGCGGAGCTGGGGAGGATATGCGCATCAACTCCAACGGCAGAGTTGGTATTGGAACGAGTACCCCTTCTGGAAAATTACATGTAGCTTCGCCCAGCACAGCCCGTGTGTTCTTTCAAGGCTCTAGCGGTAGAAATGAAATCAGGTCGAATAACGGAAACCTTTCATTCTTCACCAACGAAAACGCAGATGCGTCTGGAAACAACAACACCATTTTCTACAGAAATGGCTCCAATGAAAGTATGCGCATCGACAGCTCAGGCCGAGTTGGCATCGGAACAGCGTCGCCTAGTGCGCAACTTGAATCAGAAGGCAATGTTTCGTCCACTACACAGTTTTCCGGCTTCCAAGGTCTGAGGATCCAGAATGCTAATGGATCAGCTCACGGCGTCAGCGCTGATATTAACTTCGTTGCAGGCACAGGTAGTAACAACAGAGGTGCGGTAATTGGAGCTGTTTACACAAGTGCTGCTGGCGGCAATGATTTGTATTTTGCCACTAATGGAAGTGCTGTTACGTCAAATGACACACCGACCGAGCGGATGCGCATTGCATCTAATGGTGTCGTCACTGTCAAGAACGGTGCTGTTGCTGAAATCGATACGCTCACCAGCGCATCTACCGTTACCCCAGACTTTGCCGCTAGCTGCAACTTCACGTTGACGCTTGGAACGAATGTCACGCTGGCTAACCCCTCTAACTTGACTGCAGGTCAATCTGGTTCTATCTTCCTTGTGCAAGATGGTACTGGATCCCGTACAGCAGCGTTCGGTTCTTATTGGGACTTTGCTGGCGGAAGCGCACCCACGCTTACGACTGCTGCGTCATCCTGTGATCGGATCGACTACATCGTCCGCTCTTCCACCTCTATTCACGCTGTAGCTACGCTTAATTACTCATGAGTGTATTTCATAACAACATACTTGGTAGTGCCGCCGGTTCTGGCGGCGCTGCTGCTAGCTATCAGATTGACCGCAGTTTGCGGTTTAACGATGATGACTCTGCATATTTGAGTAAAGTAATCGCCTCTGCAGGTGATCGTAAAAAGTGGACTTGGTCTGGCTGGGCAAAGCGTAGTACAGCAAATAATACAACTGGTCTTTTATTCTATGCTGAAACTAGCGCAAGCGCCTATACGCAAATTGGTTGGTCTGGTGATAATTTTCAACTAAACATTGCGTATAGTGCATCATCCTTTGCTTATATTCGTGCGGCAGCAGAGTCGAGAGACGTAAGCGCATGGGCGCATTATGTAGTCGTTTATGATTCGGCCAATGCAACATCAACCGACAGGATGATTTTGTATATCAATGGAACCAAAGTTACTGATTTTGCAATATCATCTTTCCCAAGCCAAAACGCATTGTCGCCTCTGAATGCCAATACTACGCACTACATTGGCACCAGAAAAAATGTCAACCAGTATTTTGACGGTTACTTAGCG